TGGAATCTTTACGAGGGTTAGTATCGTGTTGTTGAGATTCTGTTTAAGCTCACTCTCAAGACCGTCCTCGTTCCGCTGTTGATTAGTGTTTTTATTAAGCTACACTCGGAGGCTCACTACGTTCGCGGTCGCGGTCTGGCGACCGCTTCATTGTATGTTGTATTATCTAAAAGGCATTTTAGCACAAATCTTACTTTTTTGCAAAATCGTGTCTATATCTATACAATAAAAATAGAAGCACAAATCTCGTTTATGCTTCTATTATCTCACTTATCCTAATATTATCTCACTATTTATGATTTACTTCAAAACACTATCTGTTGTTGAATTTTTAATAGTTGGGCTATTTGTTGTTGTGAAGGTGGATATGTTGAAATACTTGGATTTTGGTATCTCTTTGCAATTAGCGAGGATATATTTAAGATTATGGCGTTTAATTGCATTTATTAAAGATTTAGTCTTGTTTCCTATGTATTGCTCTCCATCAATATCGATTATGATAATCAGGTTAAATAGGACTGCATATTTAATGTTCATTGGAGCTGCTTTATGCTTAGGTGGTTCTATTTCAGATAATAAAGACAATGAATCAATTAGATTGATTGGGTTCATTTTATTTCCTTTAAAAACTTAAGAATCTCTTCTTTGAATTTAGGTTCGGCTTCGGTTCCCAGGTCAACTAAAGCAAATATTGCTAAAAATATATCATAAAGATCGACATCACCTTTAGGTTCAATTTTAATCTCTTCGTTGTTGATTAGTAGTTTAAGTTCTTTCATTATATTACCCTCCATTTTGACTCCTTATTTGTATATAATCTAATTTTCTTTACATTGCAGTTGGTTCCAGCTGCTTGAATTTTGGCCTCTGATTCATTTGTGAATGCAACAATAGGGTCTCCTTCGATATCCGACAAAATAAAGATAGGATAACTTGTAGAGCCATTTAGGTTAATAAGTTCATGTTCTCCGATCCATTGTTGTGCATGGTTAAGTTTTGATAACCTTAGATAAGCTGATTCTTTTGTTTCATGTATGCTGTCAATGAAGCATCCGTTTGTTCCGAGATCAGAGTACAAGACCAGATATATCTTCATTTCTACTTCTTATATTTAATTGTCTGTTGATTAAAATTATCTGCCTGGGCATCAATTTCATCTCTGATTTCCCAATATTTAGAAACTACATCGTATAAAGCATCATATATTTCTTGCTTGGACATCTTAAGTATATTTTCGGGATAACTAATGGTTGTTTTTGTTTTAGTGCTAAAATAAACATCAAATTGAATTGATGGGTCTTTTCCGGCAGCATAAGCTGGTCTTACAGAGCATGCTATTTCAAACAATTCCTTTATGTCTGTCCAATTTCTAACTGTATGTTCCATATCTCCTATTTTTATATCGATAAGACCATTGATATTTTTGGATAATGTCATTGTATTGAGTTGTTTTAATGTGATCATTTTGTTACTCCTTTATTAATTTCTTTATTTGTTGTTTTAGATTGTTGTTTTCTTCGTTAATTTCATGGGCTGCATCTAAAATATGATTTAAGATTGGCAAGAGATCGTTAGGACATAATGATTTAAGATGAGCTATTGATGTTAATATATGTTCATACGGTGTCATTTCTATTTTCCTTTACTAATTCAAATCTTTTAACTACAATGTTTTCACTAAGATTAACATTGTTGCTCCACATATAAGCTGGTCTTGCCCATATACGAGGGTCAGTCATATCAGCGCGACGATAAATAACTAAAAGCTCAAGTGTTTCTGAATGAGTAGCGGTATCGATAACTTCGTATAATTGACCTTTATAGTGCTTGTATATTTGCCCAGGCTTAATAATACCAAGTTCAGATTGTATTGCTTTGCGTTTAGCTTCTGAGTTCATGTTTCTCCTTATATTAATCTTGGATCAATTCTAATTATTTCTTTATTAGCTTTTGTTGCTCTTTTAACTGCATCATAGGTACCACCTGATTCATCACCATTCCATCCTGCTTAATACATCACAACGATCAACCATACGAGCCTCCTCCAAGTTTGTGTTCGTCACAATATTCATAAAAACTATTAATAGATTTGCCACACTTCTTGCAATGAGAATCTAACTCAATTGTTGATGGTAAAAACATTTCTCGCAATAGTAAATCAATTAAACGTTCCATTGCAATGTCCATTTCAACTGCCTGTGATTTAATTTCTTTGTGTAAATCTGGTTTAACCTTGATATGCTTCCATTGCATTAAGATAATCCTCCCTGCGGTTTCACAATATATTCTTGTTCAAAATTATTACATTTCCCGACTTCATTTAAAGTTATTTCATATGGAAAACTACACTTATACCCATCGTAATTCCATCGGCAACTTCTGTTTTGACATCTCATTGTAATCACCTCCATATTTCTTATTTTAACATATTAACTTGTTAATGTCAATAGATAACATAAAAAAATAATATATTTTTTACAATTGACTTTATTGGGCTTTTGCGAATGGCTGTTAATGGTAATCTTGAGAATGGGACTATATGGAAAGGTGCTGATGGCTGGCATACGCTTGCTAAAGCAGACATAATAGCATTATCAGTAGCAGTTAAAGATTATGTAGAAGCATTATTTGTAGCAGAAAAGATTAAATATGATTTAATTGAGGCGGCAACTACTATTGAAGAAGTGAATGCAATTGATTTGACGTTCTAATGATAAAGGCCACCATTACGGTGGCCTTCTTTATTATGCGAAATAATTAGTTGTTATACTATATCCATCGCTATCAAAACAATCATATTGAGATGGATATTCTTTAGCGTGTCTAAGGTTATTTTTATTTTTATAACTATCTTCTACGTTTTTAATAAATGTAGTTCTACCTACTATTTTGCCATATTCATCTTTAATCTTCCATGATTTAGGCATTAGCTTAATAATGCGTTTCCAGGTTGACCATGTAATTATATTAGAGATATTTAAGACCATTTTAAAGAAGTCTTGAGTAAACTGGCTAAATTCATATAAATGTTCATATCCACGAACACTAAATGCCCAGCCGCCTGATTGTTTTCCTAGATGTATTACATCATCTGGTCGCCTACAGCAAGGGCATATATCAGTATGAAGGTAGTAATTAGTTCCCACAAATTCTTCCCCTTTCGTTAAGCCATTTCATAAATAATTGTTTAAAGATATTATAATTCATGTTTATTTTTATCATCGATGAGGTAAATTGATCCCAATATTGTATTGTTATGCAATTACATTCGTTTAAGTGATGTATTGTGCTTTTTTGCCCTTTTAAAAATTGCGATATGTTAATAAACCAATTTCCCTTGCTATTTATATAGTTCCATGCAACTTCGCATGCTGCATCTTTCCAAGTTCGCTTCATAATTTAATCACATTTCTTTTGAAACATTCTCCACAGTAATACTTGCCTCCGTCAATTTGATAGTGAATATATGCTATAGCGCCACAATCACAGTAATGATGGCCTTCTGTGCGTTGAGTTTCTTCATGTTTCGATACAAGTTCGTGGTATTCTTTTTTTAGCGTACTATATGCTTGCTCTAAATCACTTAAAGCTTCTGTAGTTTCTTTGTTTGCTCGTTTTAATAATGCAACAACAGTGAAATAATCTCTGTTCTCTTTTTCTAATTTTTGATTTTCCTTCTCTAACTCTTCTATTCTTTCTTCTGCATGCTTAATATGTGCATTATCTAAATCCATTTGGTGTAAAAAATATCCTAATCTTTCGTTCATTCTTTTAAGTTCTGGCCTCATTTTATCACTTCCATTCGGGTCTATTCTGTTCTTCTTTCCAATCACCGTACATACTTATAAACTGCCAGAAATCTTTTTGTTTGCAAAAGTGTTCAAATAAAGCATTTCTCATGTTTTCTGCTAATTCTCTTATCTCATCTTGAGCTTTTTTGCTGCTTCTTAGAGGATAGAAGTTAAACAAGAACTCGCGAAGGTTCATGCCTATCTTAAGTGTAGTCGTATGCGCCTGGGTTGTAACATATCGTGCATCTTCTGGTTTGATACCAAGTGCAATTAAATCTAAATATGCTTCCTCAACACTATTCATTAAGTTATCGTAAATTTGCATTGCAACCGTGTTTTTGCTTATTGGTTCTGGCATTACAATGTTTTTCCAGAAGTTACTGCCTTTATCATATTTAACATATCTCTGGCTCTGCTGTAAGTAGGAGGCGCAGCGGTGTCTAACTATCTGATGTGAACACGCCCTTGATATGCCTTCAACAAGCCATTCAATATAAACACATTCAAATACAGAATGATGTCCTCGATTAAGCAAAGATGTAACTGTCATAAGATCATTTTTTTCTTTATCTTCAAATTCTTTGCCATAACATATACGAGCATTTTCTGCTATATAGTTGATTACATTTGGATATATTGGTGAGATGATTTTGACGTTCATTCTGTCTCCTTTAAAGCATTGACATCTATTTTTATTTCTGTCCCATCTGGATATGATATTAGTGCTGTATTGCTATTTATTGGTCTTACAGTTATGTATTTAGGTGGTTCAGTTATTTGAGATGGGGTTAATAATAAAAATGTTAATAGGATGATAGTCATTTGTGCCTCACATTAATTTTAATATTGCCTTGTCTGCCTTGTCTGCTATTTTTAAAAACTTGGGGGCATCTTTGCCATCGCAGCCCCATCCCCATACTGATGCCTCATATCTGGTTTGATACATCATATTAATATCATCTTTGAATAATTTAAGCTGTGTCTGCAATATAGTAAGCATTGATTCGTTGCGCTCTTTTATTGTTTTCTTTTCAAGTTTAGGATCAGGGAAAGGAAGGTCTCGTTTTGATTTCATTTATCGTCATCCTTTCTATAATTGTTTTTATGGCAATAACCGTATATCTTATGATTACAACTCGATATTATTCTATTAGCTTTGCCCCCACACGCGCATGTAATGTTTTCGTAGTTACCTGATTTAGAATAGATAAGTTCAAAAGTCTTATTACATTTCTCACACTTAAATTCGTAGATTGGCATAATTAAATTCACCCTGCCTCTCAAAAGTTAATATATATTAACTTTTAGATAATTCCTATTTCAACCTGTCCGACCTCGATTACTCTAATATCGTTTGATATAACAGTCCAAAGGCGTAAATTCCCGACAAGCCATCGGTACTTAACTATAAATTGCTTTAATGTGCTACTTTATAGTCGGTTGCTTGAGCTAAATTAATCGCCGCGTTCCAATCACGGTCAATAACTAATCCACACTCACACTTATAGACTCTATCTGATAATTTTAAATCCTTATCGCTTGTTTAACAGCCTTCGTCGAAGCTTCCTTAATCCATTCTTTATCTGGATTCTGCGGCAACTACTATTGAAGAAGTGAATGCAATTGATTTGACGTTCTAATGATAAAGGCCACCATTACGGTGGTAAATATACATTATTCAGCCACTTAGAAAATTTATATCCGTCCATGAATGGTTGGTCATATTCGTATCTTTCTTTGTTAACATCAATAAATAAATTATAAACAAATCTACAAACACCAATAGCTTTATAGAGCTGGATTATTTGATTTTTATTTAATTGTATTTCTGTTTTATATGATTTCATTTTTATTGACCTTTATTAATTAATGTTAAGGCTTTCGCTAACTGTTTCCAACTCCTTATATTTTTATTCTAACACATTAATTTGTTAATGTCAAGAAATAAAATATAAAATTATAATATTTATTTTTGTATAAAATTTATACAAAATTATATAAATCATTTTAGATTTAGATTATTTTTGTGTTTTTAGCATATACTTCAAAATGATGATTTTTAGATGTGTTTTCGAAAAATTGCCGACAATTAAAAGATAAAGTTATACTCTCTATACTACTTACTTATAATAATTATTATTATATATTATATATATTATTAGTTAGTTATTAATAATAAAAAATTATAATATATTTTAATTAACCTATTGACATATATCAAAAGAATGTGTTATAATAAAAACATGAAAGGGAGGCAATATGATTGATAATTTAAAACTAAACGAAATAGAAAGTAATAATGGACAAGCTTATTTAAATAATTTAATTTGGAAACAGTTTAAAATAAACTTTAGAGCAATAAAAAGCCTAGATGATATAATAATTATATTAAAAGCATCTAATTTAAGTTTACATTTTATTCCTGGGTAAAACACAATAACTGAAATAGAAATAAACAATAATAAACATCTATTTAAGGAGATAGTAAATGAATACAAAACAAATTGATGAGCAGTTAGATAACATAATAGCTTCAGATTTATTAATGAGCTGTGTTTATTGGTCGTTTGTATTAATTATAACTAAAGCGAGGGCAATATGGTTGAGTTAGTGTTTGGCAATGAGAATAAAATTGATGATGGTCTTTTTAAAGAAACATATATAAATAAGCGTAGCATTAAATGCAAGAGTTGTTTTTTTGAATTTATGAGTTATGACGTTAAATGCTTTGAATATAATAAAGATCGAGTAAAAGTATTTTGTCCAAGATGTTCTACTGAAAATTTGATATTAAAGGTAAAAGTACTTAATAGTAATGAATAAATATATTCGAGTGGTAGCATAAATGTGTTAATGCGAGAGGTCATCCCTCTTTATCTGGATTCATCAACCCAGCCACTCGACCAAATATTTTCCGAGTTTAGCTCAGCTGGGTAGAGCGCAAGTTTTGGGAACTTGAGGCCACAGATTCAAATTCTGTAACTCGGATTTAATAATAAATAATTTTGGAGGCATAGCTTTGGCAACACCATTAGATATTAGACTTAATAAACTACAAAAAGAAATAATCCAATCTAATAAGCCATTACCAGTCGATATAGATGATTTTATTGTTAATCATTCTAATTTCCCTGTTAATTGTATCTTTGATATTAAAAAAATGTTCAAAGATATAGTTACATTTTATCGTGCAGTTAAAAAACGTACTGAACCTGATATTGTTGTTTGGACTTATATTAGAGATACAATGCTTGATGTATTTGATAAGCATGGTATGAATACTGAAAAATATTATGGCATGATAAAAAGATCGCTTGGATATGATGCTTCAAGACCTGATGTTGATTGGCAAGCTGAATCTGGTAAGGCATCCGCTGATGAAAGATTAGATAGACAGGCTGATCGTGATTCTAACAAAATAGAAGCTCAAAAAACATTATATGCTGAAATACCATTAGATGAAGCTAATGAGTTAATGAAGAATCAGGTTAAAGAAGGGCAATATATTACATGGCCTTTAACTCGCCAGAGAATGACTGAAGATGAATTTTATGATATGAGGTATCAGCAATATGTTGAGCAGTTTACTTTTAATAAATCATCTGATATGCCTCTTGTTAATGAGCTTATAATGCGTGAATTACAATTATTACGCTTCGATGAATATTTACAGTCACATCCAAATAGAGTAGTAGATAAATATCGCAATGACTGCTTTGATATGTTATGTAAAGCTCAGAAGACGCTTGGCATATCGAGAGAGCAGCGCGTTGAGTCAGAACAACAGATGCAAGATACATTAGCTGACCTTGTTGATACTTATGAGAAATATCAAGCTAAACAAATAGATTTAGAAGAAATATCAATATATCATCAGTTAGAAATATTAATACAGAAGTTTGAGAGAGGCCAGGTTAGGGGTACAAATGAACTTACAGAAGCGACTTTTAAATCATTAACAAGGGGGCTAACATTAGAACAGGCAAAAAAGATAGTAGTAGAAAACAAAGAATTAATTGAAACATTAGAAAAAGAAGCAAGAGAATTGAGATTATAGTGTGAAGGAAGAAAGAAATGCGAAAAGTAATTCACGCCGAAGTTTATTTTAAACCAGAAATAAAAAACAGAATACTTGAGTTAATGAAAGCCCAATGTTCTGCAATTCATTCTGCCTTTCAAGCAATTCATAAATATGAGCAGACTGGGAATGCGGTAAAGAAATACGTTAAAATAAACTACATGAAATACTTAAATCAACGCTATATTTCAGATGCTTGTGTTCTTGCTTCGGGCATTGACTCAGAATATGCTTTGTTTGGCGGAAAGAAAGCATGGAAAGAACTTCAGACTGGAAATATAACTAAAGAACAATGGATTCAAAAACGAAATAATCAACTATATTCTCAAGGGGATACGACTAAGAACGGAAATCCCAATATAAGAGTCAAAGAAAACAAAATCTTCGTGAACGACCCATCTGTAAGGGGGAAGTGGCTTGAGGGTTCAGTGTTTATTCCACCAAAATTTAAGGACTGGAATTCGACTTGTTACGATGCGAGGCTTATATATAAAAAGAATAAGTTCAAGATAGTGATATCTTACAAAATTCAAACACCAGAACTTATTATAACCTCAAAGGTTAATGGGGCAATAGGAATAGATATGAATCCAGACCGACTTGCTGTATCAGAAACGAATAAGGATGGGAATCTTTTAAACCATTATTCAACAAAACTTCAAAGGATTCAATTCGCACAGAAAGAAAAAAGGGAATATGATATTCAAGTAGCTGCTAAAGCAATAGTTAAAGAAGCCTTAAATAAAGGAAAGCCGATAATAATTGAAAAGCTAAACTTCAACAAAAACAATAAAAGTAAAGGCAACAAAAAGTTTAAAAGGATGAAGCACAACTTCCTTCATAAACAGTTAACGGAAGCAATCAAAGTTCAAGCCATAAAACACGGCGTTTTAGTGGAAGAAGTGAATCCAGCCTTCACCTCAATAATAGGAAAACTCAAATATCAAGGAATGTTCTCGTTGAGTTCTCATGACTCTGCGGCGTTAGTGATAGCTAGGAGAGGAATGGGTTTTAGAGAACGGCAAACTTTCAACATTTCTGAAGACACTAAGAAATCTGGATACTGGAACCTTGAAGGAAGAAGGTATTCAAAGAGTATTGGAACAAAGGCTTTGGATTATTTGAAGGAATGTTTCCTTAAACCTCCGCTCACTGCGGTTGATTTGGTTCCGTTGTAAAAACGGCAAAGAATCAGTATCCGGTGTCGCAAAGCCGAAAGGTAGTCGTGAATGAGAATTGGTCGTTCATGCGGTGGAATTCAGCCTTACAGCAATGAAGGTGAACATAAAAAATGAATTCTATGTCAGGAAGATGAAAGGCTTCCTTCTAAATGTGCAAAATTAAGTTTTTGTAGGTTTAGTAAACCAGGTTGTTATGAAATGTCCTAAATGTGGAAAAGATATTACAAATGAAAGCAAGGCGCGTAGCAAGATATACAAACTTACTGAATATCATTGCCTTGAATGCTACGATGAGATCAAAGAAGAATGGCATAAAAAGAAAGAAGAAAAGGAAAGGAGCAAAGGCAAAAAATGGGTGTTGTAAAATTTGATATTGCTAATACATTTCTTGAAATAGCCCAGATGACTAAAGCCCTTAATCCATTTAGATTGCAGTTGCTTAAATATGTTAATGAGCATAAGAATACAACTGTAAATGGGGTTTGCGAAGGTATTAATCGTAAGCAGAGCGTTGTATCGGTTAATCTTGTTAAGATGGGCAATCTTGGCATATTAGAGCGCAACGGTGATGGCACAAAAGGGTACTATAGAGTGTCTAAAAAATTTAAAGATGTAATTAATAAATTACACGAATATTTAAATACTGACTTTGACTATACATCGGCAACTAAAGGCGATGATGATGGTATAATGCCATTAGTATTCGATGAAAGTCCAATGGTAGCTTATATTGAAACAACCGAAGAAGGAGAATAATTAATGTTTAAAATCGAAGTTAATAATACTGACCTTTCCAAACAGTTAAAAAGATGCTGTGAAATCATTCCCTCATCTGGCCCAAGTCCTATTCTTAACAATGTATTACTTACTTTTGCAGAAGATGGATTAAGGCTTATAACTACTGACCTTACTAATACTATAAAAGCAAGGGTACTAAGTGCTGGCAAACAAGAAGGTAAAGATGGCGTTGCTATGGTTGATGCTAAGAAATTAATGGCAATGGTAGATGGTTTTTCTGAAAAGAGGATATTAGTTTATTTTGACGATAAAAAGAATATGTTGTATCTCTCGTCTAATCGTCAAGAAATGAGTATTGCGACATTTGGTAACGCATGTGATTTCCCTGCTCATGATGCTGGATATGAATTTACAGACGACGAAGTTATATTGTCGCATGAAAATGTTCCAGTATCAACATTACAATCGGCAATATCTCATGTTGCATGGGCGCTTCCAGAAAAGAAAAATAACATTGAATATAATTATTTCTTTTTTAGAGTTAAAGATGGTATAATGACTTCTTATGCTTATACTGATATAGGAATGGCTAAATATCGTGTTGAAAGTGTGTTTAAAGAAAATCCTAACTGTAATTTTGTTCTTCCAACAAAAGCATTACTTAAATTAGCTAAATATAAGAATGACGAGAAAGAATTAGTTATTGTTGTTGGTGACAATTTAGTTCGTATTGAGGTTGACGAGGCTGAATACACAATTAAATCATCTGCTATTAATTTTCCTGACTTTGAAATATATATGCGTGGTCTTCCCGATAATAGATGCAAAGTTGCCGTTAAACTATTAAGCAACGCAATGAGTTCCCTGGCTCCGGCTGCTGAGGACATAGTTGCTAAAGTTAATATTGATGTTGCTGATGATGAAGTAACATGCAGAGCTAATCATGGGGCCACATCATCTGGCTTAGTAAGATTTAAGGCTAAAGATTGTTTTGGCGATAATTTAAGTGGTACTTTTAATCTTAAGCAGATTCAAAAGGCAACTGATGAGGTTAATGCGCCAGAAGTTCAGCTTTACTTTGACAGTGAGGCTAAATCACCAAAGCTTTTTATTGAGGCTAAGTATGTAGACGGCCTTGAAACATTCCTTGGATTACTTATGGGAATGAACCCTGTTAATAAATTATAGGAGGATTAAAATGAAATATTTAAAAATATTTTGATTATTTCTAGTTATATTTGCATTAATGAAAGAGCAGGAAGAAATTGCTGCAGAAATAGCTAAAGAAATGACTAAATTAATAAAATAATTGATTGGAGTAATAGCCTAATGCCTGTTGTATCATTATTTACTAATCATTCGGTTAAGATCACTTGGGAAGAAAAACGTAAAATGCTATCTATGGTATGGTTTTATCGTCAATATCCCAATATGTTTATTAGAAGTGTAATGGGCATTAGGCTAGCTCCTCACCAAGAAATAGCTATTGATAAAGCATGGCGCACTCGCCATATGATATGGCAGTTAAGTCGTGGTATGGCCAAGACATTTATGGGTTCAACCATGGATGCTGCATTAGCTGTATTATATAAGAGCTACAAAATACAATGTACTGCCGGTGGTAGCTTTAAACAGACTGAGCAGACGTTTGATTATCTTGAAAGTATAGTAAGAGGCGAAGTGCTTGGACAAGAAGAAAAACATTTTATTGATAAATTACTACCTAAAACTGGCAAAGTAGTAACTAAACAACCTTCTAACTGGTTAAGTAAGATTGGAACATCTGTTATAAGAGGTCTTGCTATTAAGGGCAGTAATAGAGGTTTCCGTGGAAATATGCTTGAACTTGGAGAAGCCAATGACATCGAACGAGATGATGTTGATAAGATATTGAGACCGTTTATTAATGTTAAATATGACCCAATGAACCAAGATAGAAATAAGAAATGTATTGCTCCATCGATGAAAGATAAAAGAAAAACTGAAAACTTTCTGTTAATGTCTGGTACTATCTCATATGACTTTACTTATTATTATTCGTTGATTAAAGATTATATTCGTAAAATGGAAAATGGAGACCCCGACTATGGTTTCCTTGAGTTTAATTTTGAAGATACTTACTTAGGGGAACAAACTATTGAGCCAGGCGAAAAACCTACAATATATAAGACATTTTATGGAATGGATATCGATGAAATATTAGCTCCATTAAGTGAAAACAATACATCATATGAAAGCTGGCTTGCAGAACAGAAGAATGTTCCCATTGCGACAGAGGGCAAGTTCTATCCACCACAATTAGTATTTATGCAATCGTGGAAACATAAAAATGAAGATGCTAAATTATGTCCGAAAATAAGAACAAATGGCATATGCTTTATGGGAATTGACCCTATGGCTGGCTCAAAGAAAGGACAAAAGAGTGAGACAAAGAATGCAGAATTTTCTATTAGCATTATCGAACTATTCGCTGATTATGCAGGGCTTGTTCATGTATATGGTAAGACGGGCGTTGAGGCCGGAGAAGGAACGCAATTAATATTAAAATATTTAGAACAGTTTCCTAATATTGTATCAATTGATCTTGATATGCGCGGTGGCGGTACGCCAATAAGAGATAACTTAAGAAATGGTTTATTTGGCAATATTCCAATTATAGATCCAACTGACCCTGATAACGAGCATTATATGAGCATGACTAATCCAAAGCCACATAGACCTATATTGAGACTTGTTGCCCCTACGGATGAATATAATACAACTGAGAACGAATTAATGCGTAATGCTTTACGGATGGGAACATTGATAATACCATATACAACTCATGGCCAATTTGATTTTGATAGGGATATAACTATTCCACAGTATGCAGATATGACAGAAGCAGAAATAGAGAAATTATATTATGATATTCACTTAATGAAAACGCAGATGACTTGTGTTGAAACTGAACCTACAAGAAATTATTTATCATTCTTTGTAAGGTCAGGACAAAAAGATAGATATTCAAGCTTTCTGTATGCTGCTGCTGGGCTAAGAAGATATCTGCTTGAGAACTCTAAAAAAGGCAAAGTAAATATGCCAGGAATTGCTTGGGGATAATTGACTTTTATTATTATTTATGATATGATTATGTTGTAAGTAGTTTGGCATGAATTATCACTCCTTTAAAAGACGGTTGTGTGACCGTCTTTTTTTATTTATTTTAAAATAATCTTGACATTTGTTATAATATATATTAGAATACGATTAGGCATTAGTGTAACTGTTTAATTATTAATCATAATTATTTGTATTGGAGAGCGTAATGAGTGAAGCCGTAACAATAGAAACTTTAAGACCAAATGGCACTAAAGAAATAGCTATAGCTGCCATTACTCCATATGAATATAAACCGGCTATTAATTATTTGAATACTTTGACTAATTTTAATAATTATATTGATGGTTCTGGTTCTTTTTCTGAACCTTTAATGAAAGAATGCATATTGCTTTGTAATAAATTATATTTACTTGGTGGTATTGCTGGTTCGGCTTGTGATATAATGTTGGCTCTTGCTAATACGATCATGGAAATTGAAACAGACAATGAAGAGTTTAATAAAGTTATTGCTAAGTTGCTTGATAGAATCAATATGGACAATAGCAAAACAATGATGGGGTATTGGCAACTTAATCAAGAAATATTAATGGATTTAATTATTAATGGAACAAGTTTCCCTTATATTAGTTGGAGACAGTTTAAGGCAAACAATAAATCATATTTAGCTCCAACTGTTGTGTCTCCATTGAATCCCTTGAATGTTTATATTCAGCCTACTGCTGATTTTCTTGGTGAAATGATATATTACATGAATGGTTCTTTTAATTATAGTGGTTCAAGAGATATTAATAAAACTAATGATGGCATTATGAATCTTAAGCCATTTAATTTAAGAAAGATAACTCGTCATGGAAGGCAGTATTTTTGGTGGGGAATACCATATCTTACAAGAGCTTTTACTGCGCTTGCAGATAAAGAAAAATTAAAGGCGTTAGACGATGCAACGACTAATGGTTTAATACATTTAATAACTATATTCTCTCTTTATGATGAGAAAAATGGCGTTGCTGCCGATAAAGAAGTTTGTGAAGCATTTGTAGCTGCGCTTAATAATCAGCCTGGAAAAGCTAAGTATTTAGCTTGGGGTGGACAAGTTAAAGATATCGTTGTTGGCCCTTCTAATGAGATATTAAAAATGGCTGATAAATACAAAAACTCTGATAAAGATATTATTGATGCCTTGGCAATTCCATATTTTTTAATAAGTGGCTCAATGCAGGGCGGAACTGCTGGCGCTGATTTATCTACTAAGCCTTTTAAGGCAATGGTAGAAGAGCTTAAGAAAGCTTTAGGTAGCTGGTGGAAAAGTACGATATTTAGAATGGCAGATGAAAATAATATAGATGTTAATATTGTTGAAGTAAGATTTGCTGCTACGGATTTAGATGACGATGCAAAGCTGGTTGCTAAAGTAAACAATATGAGAGATAGGGGTCTGTTATCAGATACAAGCTCTGCGTTAATGTTAAGGGTTTCTTCAAATTTAGAAGAATATTTAGTTAATAAGGAAAGAGAAAAGCAGACCAGCGATCCTTCTTATAAGTTCGGGACACCGCCTCCTGTTCCGTTCCAAGGCGAAGCTGGTCTCGCCCCTGGGCAATCATCTCCTTCGACTAAACAGGGCGGTAATGGAAGGCCGAAAGCAAGCGACCCTTCATCTAAGATTAAAGATGATAGTACCAAGCAGATTGAAACTCAGACTAAACGTAAAATGAGCATAAAAGCTAATATGCTTGAGATTGCCAGTGAGTTTAATAATTCATTGTTTGATGAATTTGCTAAAGATGATCTAAATAAAGATAGTAAACTTGCGTTACCTTTAACTGTTGTGTTACAGCTTGGCACAAGAATAGCAAGTGAATATGGAATTAGTAGTCGTACTGATAGAGAAAACATAATGAAAGAGCTTAATAAATATTCTTTAGAAGTACAGACCAATTTATTAAATGACATGATTGATAAAGAAAAGGCTATGGCTAAATTAACGGAAGCAATAGAAAAAATAGATAAAATGGCGGTGCATGATGAAAATTGATTTTAAGAACTATGAAATCGTAAGAGCTGATTTTATGTCTTTGCTTCCTATGATGGACATGGAAAAGACAGAAGAAGAACAGAAATTAATGCAAACCCTCAATTGGGGATTTAGCGCAACTGTTGGCTCATTTACTGTTGGACATACTTTGCTTGAAGCAAATAAACCTAATGCAAATAAAGACATGATATTGTCTGATAAATTGCCATGGTATGCTGAGGTAATGAGAGGGCAGGCTTGCACTTGGCAACATGACCAAAAAAGAATTATCGGCGCTATATTAAACGCTGATTATGTAAACGACATATTAGTATGTAATACTAAGTTCTGGGAATCGAGATATGAAGTTGCTGATATGGTCGCAATGGTAAGGACTAAGTATAACAATAAAGATTTAAAATTTTCTTTTGAAAACTTAATTGCAAAAGTAGGCTGTTCTGAATGTGGAAACGAATATCCCGCCAGAGGCGAGGATGGAACTAGAGACCATTATTGTTCTCATCTGAAGGCTCGTTTCGAGCCTGGGTCAACAGTTGCTAGAATATTATTGGACTTTATTCCTATCGGTGAAGGTGTTGTAGACGTTCCTGCGTATAAGGATAGCAAAGCATTAATTGCGGCCAATAAGACGGACTTTGAACGCCTTGAGCGGTCAATTGAAAAATTAAATGCTTTATTGAACAAAATTACTAAGTAAGGATGTGAAGCTAATGGATGTCGAAAAAATAATTGCTTCTATCGAAGAAACTGCAAAGGTTCTCGATCAGAAAGTTATTTTAGACGCTTCTGCCGTAGAACAGCTTAAAGCAGCTGATACTGCGAATAAAGAACTTATTGCAGCAGAGCAGGCAAAAACTGTCGAGATATCGAAAGAGCTTGAAGCGGTTAAAGCACAGTTAAATACTCTTGAAGTAGATAAAGTTGTTGCTGAAACTAAAGCTTATGCACTTGAGAGAGAAGCTGAAATGGTTGAAGCAGAACACAAAGCGATTGAAAAACAGGAAAATCGCAAGAAAGACCTTATAGAAAAAGGTTTCAATGATGAAAAAATAATGGCTACTGCTATTATTCTTGAAGACGTAGCATATGAAGCTTTTGTTGCATCGTTAGTAACTGCTCGTGAAGCTGGCAAAGCTCAGGCAGAGAAAACTGTTGCAGAAAAAGAAAAAGCTATGGCTGCTAATGATTTGACCAAAGCAAAAGCTGATAAAGCCGTTTCTAATGAAATGGATTTAGGCTTTGGTAATGGTAATATCAAAGATAAAATGAAGCAGTTAGTAAATGCAATATCTACGGAAGTTAAAAAATAAACGAAAGGAAGAGAAACAATGAAATTACTCAATGACCCTAAAAATCGTATCAATGCAGTTGCGGCATCTGCTCTGACCGTTGGTAAAGCTGCTTATATCAACACCGATGGCAAACTGGCGCATCCTACAGATGCTAAGACCGCTGCCAAAGCAGTATATTTTATTCAGCGCCCTCGCGAATATTGCGTAAACTTCGATGGTTATTCTGCCACTATCGCTGCTGGCGAACTGGTAGAAGGCATCAATGGTTTCAAAGCTATATTTGACACCGCAGAACTTAATATTGCCGATGATTTCACCGCTGTAAACAAAGGTACCGAACTTGGTATCACCAATTCTGGCCTTATAGCAAAAGAAGCGTCTGCTGCTGCTAATACAACTGGTCTGCTTCGTCTTATCAGCTTCACTGGTAATACTATTTCAGGTCAGCTCGAAGCTATCGTTGATTTCAGAATCTAAGTTAATATAAATAATTGAAAGGACGGAAGAAAGATGTTAACCAAAAAAGAACTTGCCAATATGGACAAAATAGTAGCTACTTACCAGCCTGTGCTTGAAAAAGCTCTGGAAGCGGCTAAAACAGCACAGGAACGTGTTGACGCTGTTAACTTCTTCAAAAATGAATACATCGAGAAAAATCCTGAAATACTGGATTTAGCATCGCTTCTTTTTGACGAAGGTACTGTAAACCAGAACAATAAGCTGTATGTTGAAATCGGACACGGTGGAACTGCGTATATGATCGATCCTGGCGCAGAAGCTCCTCGTAGCCATGCATACATCGAAGACGTATCGGTTAAACTGAGCCGTTTCGGTTTCCTGTCAGAAGTTGATGTTAATGCTGATATGAACCAGACTATCGTAAAACTCGTTAAAGATGCTGGCGAAATCAGATACAAAATATTCCTCAGAAAATTCAAATATATATGGGATTTAATAGCTGCTACGATAGTAAACGGTTCGCCGGTTTATGTAAGCGCGGCTTCTGTTAATAAAACCAATCTCGACAGTGTAATGAATACTATGATGGACGTTGCTGGCAACGTAAAAGCTATCGTAGGTCGTTACTCGCTCGTTACCCAGATAATGGGCTTCAGCGGCTGGTCGGAAGCATCGTTACGCGAAATAGAAATGGGAACCTTTGGTTCTTATAAAGGCGCAACGCTTATCGGTATCAAAGACACGAATACGACCGTTGTTGACGGCGCTAACAAATTCACGACTGCTCATATCCCCGCTAACCAGCTTATATTAGTTGGCGAAAAATGCGGTTTCCAGGGCAGAAAAGCGCTCCAGACTATGGCTCAGGACGAAGCAAGAAGCGGTTCCAGAATACAGAACACGTTTGAAGATTATGCCGCTATAATCACGGACAGCAAACGTATCGGCGTTTATAACATATCGTAATTGCTGATAACACTGTAAAATACTGACATATTCCAATGGAATAATGTCATCGAAAGCCGCTGTGAATTAAATTCCGGCGGTTTTCGCTTTTAATATTGACAAGATTATAATAATGTGTTAGAATTTGAATATAAGAGAATACAATATGGAGGCTTTCTATGAAGACTTATAAAGACCCTAGCAAATCTAAAGAATCGAAATGGTTCCAGATGAATCCCCTACTTACCCCTAATAATTTAGTTGGCATTGACCGCGAAGATGGAAAGACTACTGTTACATTGTTTCCTGGCGATATTATTGAATTAAGTCCTATGGAAATATATGCTAATCAAGATAGGTCATGCTTTAGGGATGGTATGATAGTAGAGATATCGGGAGAAAAAGTTAAAGATGCGCTTAAACGAAAGTATGAGGCTAAAGTCACTAATGATATTGATGAATGGATGCAGTATGATGATGTTGAGTTTATTAATAAAGCAAAAGATGTAAAGAGCAGAAGCGTTCTTAGAACATTGCTTGCTAAAGCTAAAGAAAAAGATAGATCATACAAAACAATACAGGCATTAGAAAAAATGATAGCAGAAGTGGCTGGGGTGTAGTATGGACAAGAAATGGGTAGAAAAAGATGAAAAAATAAATAAGACCTATAATGAAATGAAGGAAAAGAACCCTCAATTTAGCGAGAAATTTCCTGATATAAAAAACTTTTGTGAGGCAATAAATCCAACTTATAAAAGCGCAATAGAAGAAGAAAAGAAATCATCGGAGGCGGCAAATAATGGGGAACAATCATCCGAATCAAAATCAGAGTCAGAAAAACCAGCAGACGACAAACAAGAAGCCGATAAAAAAGATTAAGTTATTGTGGGTATCAGATTATAACACACCGACTGGTTATGGTGAAGTAAGCGAAAATATATTACATAGGCTTGACCCAGATAAATATGATATACAAGTGTTAGCATGTAATTATAATGGTATTATGCCTATTCATCCATCAAGATTTCCTGTATGGGGCTGTCATTCGGCATATGCAGTAAACGAAATAGCAACAGTATTTGACGAAGTAAAGCCTGATATACTGTTTACACTTAATGATGGTTATGTAATGCCAATGTATTATAATTTACTTGGCAAAAGACTTGATACTTGCAAATGGGTAAGTTATGTTGTATTTGATGGTATTCCTTTAGATGGTTGGCCTCCTGCACTTAAATTTATTGATGCTATTCTCGTCCCTAATCAGTGGGAAAAGGATATGTTGGGTAAGATAGGTGTTAATTCGACCGTAATATCTCATGGCGTTGATACCGATATATTTAAGCCACTATCTGACGAAGAAAAGACTAAATATAAAAAAGGATTGCTTGGCGAACAATGTGCTGATAAATTTGTATTTGGCATGGTAGCTAAAAACTTTACCAGGAAGAGATTTGCAGAGCTTATTCACGCCTTCAAAGTATTCAAATATAACAAGAACATAACATTTGAGAAAGACCCTATGCTTGTATTATATGCTACAAGCACTGATCCGCTATGTCTTGATTTGTCGAAGGTATGCGCTATGCTTGGGTTGCAGACTCTTGATGTGGCTGCTATTAAGCCTCCGGCTGAAGGATTATCTAAAGAAGAAATGAACAAATTATATAATATCTTTGATGTCAATTGTTTAATATCAGTTGGAGAAGGGTATGGGTTGCCTGTAATTAATGCGGCTGCTTGTGGCAAAGCGACGGTTGCGATAGATAATACTGTAATGCCATATCATGCTAATGACTTTCCGATGTATCTTTCTGGAACAATAAAACAGCCTACATTCTTTGATAGAAATAATAATATCATTTGTTTCTTGCCTGATGTAGAAATGCTTGCTGAAACATTAAAGAAAGCATATCTTGAAACGATGGATAAAGGTATTGCAACGACTAATTCAAAGAAAGCGATTGAATCGGCAAAGAAATATGAATGGAAAACTTTAGTGCCTAAATTTGACCATGTAATGACCATGCTTGCTGATGTTGATAAGGGTGCGGTGATACTATGATAAATGGTATCTTGTGGGTATATGGACATCACGAACATTCTGGCTATGCGCGTAATTCAAGAGAATTTATAAGGGCATTAAATCATAATGGCATTCCAACTAAATTCTGGAATTGGAACGCAGCAAAAAGCTATCCAGAATATGAAACTATGCATCAGTACGAAGCTGAAATAGGATTCCCTTATGATATTGTAATACAAAATGTTGTGCCAACTTCATTTAAGAGAGTTGGAGACAAGAAAAATATATTAATGACAGTAGCCGAAACTGATAGTATATCGCAAGAGTGGGTAAATGCTTGTAATACTGCTGATGAAGTATGGACTGTTAGTTATTATTCCCAGGCAGCTTTAATTCATTCTGGAGTATCAGTGCCAGTTAGAGTTGTTTTAATGCCAATAGATATTGATTCCGTCCGTAATGCCAACACAATGTCAGATGTAATGTTACAGACTAAACTAATGAGACTTAGAGAAGACTGTGGCTTTGTTTTCTTTGCTAATAGCGAATGGACTCCACGCAAGGGCTGGGATATTCTTTTAAAAGCATTCTGTGAAGTATTTGCACCATATGAAGATGTTGGGCTATTGATTAAAACTTGTTGCTTTTCTAGGGCAGAAAACACAACATCTATAATAAAACAAATACATATGGTCAAATCACAATTTAAATCTAAATGTAAAATAATGTTAGTCAATCAGATTATGGATATAAAAGATGTATGGCATATGTATAAATATGCTAATGCATTTATATTACCATCGCGCGGCGAAGGCTGTGGCATTCCATATATGGAAGCAATGGCCTGCGGACTTCCAATAATATGCCCTTCTCGTGGTGGACAGATTGATTATGCCAATGATAATATTGCAACAAGGGTAAATTCGACACTTGTTCCGGCGCATAGATTTCCTCATAATCCAAATTATGATGAAAGTATGTTGTGGATAGATACAGATAAATTAGATTTAGCAAATAAAATGATGAATTTAGTTGTTAATCAGTCTCCAGATAAATGGGAGATAGGTGCTAATTTATTTGAAGAGCTATGTAGTTTTGATGGACAAGCAATTAAAGATTTTATTGATTTAGTGAAGACGGTGATTAAATGAAAATAATAATATATGGGAAAGTATATTATCCTGTGTCATTTTCTAATGTTATATTGCATTTAGCCTATTATTTGAAAAAACGTGGACATGAGGTTATTTTAAAATCTACTGAAAAATTTAAAGATACAGAAGATGTTTTAATAGACCGATATATGTCTCATTTTAATGATGCTAAAGATATATTAAAAGGAACTCTTTATAGTGGCCAGAAAGACTTTGATACGGCTATATATTTTTTAGTTGACCCTTTGATTCATAATCCAGAAAAATTAAATATTAAGAAACATATATTCTATACAGTATGGTCACATGCTAATTATCCATTAGATTGGGCAAGAGCATTAAATAAGTTTGATGAAGTTTGGACTCCATCTCATGCTAATGCAGATGCAATAAATGCAACGGGTCAATGCAACAAAAAAGTTGTTGTTGTTCCTCATGGCTATGAGCCTAGCGTTTTTTATCCTGTAAAAAAAGAATCTAATGTTTTTAAAATTGGCATGTGTAATTCTATATGCGACTTCAAAGGCGCTGATGTTGCACTTGAGGCATTTTTTAGAGCCTTTGATGAAATGGATAAAGTAGAATTATGGCTTCAGTCAACTACTACGGCAAGAATAAAGGGCGACAAACATGGATTGTATTATAATGATTATATTAAAGCTATAAATAAATATCCACAAAAGCAATTAAAGACCTTTTATTATGAGAAAGATTGCAACATAAAAGAAATGGCACAGTTTTATCAATCTTGTGATTTAATGCTATCTCCGCATCGTGGTGATGGGTTTGGGTTAGTTCCTCTTGAGTCGTTAGCTTGCAATGTTCCTGTTATCGTATCTGAATATCATGGGCCACTCGACTATATTACAAGAGAATATCCATTTTGGCTAACTGGAGAAATGAATTGGGTTAATAAAACTACTGGACGAAAACATTTTCCTGATGGTGGAAGTGACTTCGAGGTATATAAATATTTCGACCCCAATGTTGACCATTTGCGCGATCTTATAATTGAAGCGTACAAAGACTGGATGAGGCGAAGCAAATTAGACTGCAAACAATATTTTAAAGGATTGTCGTGGGATAATATAACTAATCTTATTGAAGGATTGATGAAATAATGGAACAAATATTTGAAAATATCTTTTTAAAAAAAGGCTGGTTAGCAGAAGATACAGTTTCTGGGCTTGGTTCTACGATAAGAGCAACTAATAATCTTCGGCAGGCATTAACCGAAATGGGGGAGATATCTATTTGCGATATCCCATGTGGTGATATGAATTGGATGAAAGAAATATATAATGGATTTCGTCAATATTATGGCATCGATATTGTAAAGCCTATTATAGCACAAAATACTCTTAAATATTCTAATAATAAAGCAAAATTTATTCATGGGGATATTTGTTCTTTTGATTTTAGTAGTATTAATGCTGATTTAATACTTGTTCGAGATTGCTTGGTTCATTTGTCTTTAGAAGATATTATAAGTGCGTTATCTAACATATGTAAGTCTAATATTCCTAATATTGCTATAACTCATTTTACTGGTAATAGATCGTTTATAGATATAAAAACTGGACAATGGCGACCAATTAATTTTTGTATACATCCGTTTAATTTTAATGAGCCGTTGCGAATTATTAATGAGGGATGCTTAGAAGGGAATGGGACATTTGCTGATAAATCTATTGGAATTTGGGATAGATTACAAATAATAAAATCCTTGCAAAATATGCAGAAATAATATAAAATAAAATTAATTTTATAGTGGAGGAATCAATGTTTAACTTTCTTAAAAATGTAAAAAATCTTGCAGTTATGGCTGTATCAAGTAATTTTAATTGGCTCGTTGATAATCGCAATTTAATTACAAATGTAACTAAAATAATAGTTCTAACCCCACCGGCTAATCAGAGAGAGCTTAAAAGGCAGTATCGTGGTTCAGACATTTATTTTAAATACATTGATGAAATGAAAGAAGCAGTAGAAATATGTGACTGTGTTATGTTTGTTAATGTAGCACAGGATTTTATTAATATGTATCTATCGCATGCTAATAAATATGGCAACTTAAAATATATTATTATGAATAAAGGAATTAACGGTAGTTTTAAATGTATTAGTTCTGTAAATATTAATGGTTGCGAGTATGACGTTCTTGATATAAAAGAACAGAATATAATACCAGCAGTTCCGAAATCTATTCCAATTCCTGTCGAAGCCCCCAAAGAAATTATAACCAAAGCAAAAGAAGAGCCTATTATTGTCTCTCAAAAAGAAGAAACAAAAGAAATTGATCCCAAGATTGAAGAAAAAACTGGGCATAAAGACGCAATTATTGATAAAAAGAAATCTTTTGGCAGAGGTAAAAAATAATGTTTGAACAATTTTGTAACATGGACTCCTATATTAGTGCGCCCAATTTATCGAATGGATTTCATGGCATATTGTTTGAATATATTAATAAATATTATAAATCTAGGGACTCTATTTTATTAATAGCCGAAAATAATAATATTAACTATATTTTTAAAAATAGATTCCCTGGAATTATAATCTATAATAATGAATACGAAGGCAACATCGGTCAAAAATTTACTGACCTAAATGTATCTGGAGCGCTGTCTGGTAGTTTTAATTTTGTTTTTAGTCAGGCTTTATTAGAGCATATTTGCCGACCAGATATTGCGCTTGAGAATATGGTCAATGTCACAACAATAGGTGGACATATTATTATTCACACTCAAAATCCACAAATGGCCTATCATAAATGTCCAGTTGATTGTTTAAGATTTTTTAAAGATTGGTTTATAGAAATGCAAAAATATTTGCCAATTAAATTAGTTGAATGGAATGAATTTGGGGCTCATATGTTTTGTGTTTATGAGAGGGTTGCATGAAAAATATCGCTGTTATTATGTGTTATTGTGGTCGCAATGAACGCTGGTTATATCAAGCTATATGTTCCTTAAAATCAAGACATAGTGTTACTGTGTATCTACATTTAGATGGCTGTAGTGCGCCAGTATCTTTTGTTCTTGGGAAAAATATCGTTGTAATAAAATCTGATTCGCGTGTCGGTTACGCCAACGGAATAAATAAATGTATGCTCGAAATAATGCGTAATAATGTACAATTTGATTATATTGCTCGAATGGACGACGATGATGTTTCTACTGATGATAGATTGGATAGACAAGTATATTTTTTAGAACAACGATCTGATATAGATTTTTGTGGAACATTATTAACAGTTATAAATAAAAACGGGGATATTATTGATAATAACATGAACGCTCAAGCTAATAATGGCATAAATTGGGCTGATAGATTTTTAGCAGGGGGATGTTATATCGCTAATGGAACAGTTATGTTTCGTAGTAAAATATTATATAATGGGCATTTATGGTATAATCCTTTATATTTAGTTATTGAGGATTATGAATTATGGTTTAGGCTTTTTAGACAGGGGTATAAATATGATGTTGTTCCAGAAAGATTATATTTATATAGATTTCATCAAGAACAGGAAACCCAAAATCATAGCACTCATAGCAAACGAATGGGAATGGCATATGAGATACATAAATTCTATGTTGAGAATTGGAATAAATTTTTAATAAAATGAATAGAGAAAAAGAAATAATAACTAATTTTGTTAATAAATATAAAACTAACGATATATCTCCATTTGGATATGGTAAGATATTAAATCATCTTGATACTGTTATAGGATTACAAAAAAGTCCTACCTTGGTCGTTCCTATTACTTTAGAATTGCATTTAACTAATAGATGTTCTCATAATTGTTTATTCTGCATGTATAAAAAAGAAGTTAGGGAAAGCAAAATATGTAATGCAGAATTATCCTTTGAAGAGGCATCGAGTATAATTAATGATTGCTATACAATGGGGGTTAAAGCAATAACATATAGCGGAGGAGGAGAGCCAACACTGCATCCTTTCTTTTGTTCATTGTCGAGCGCTGGCAAAATGATGGGGCTGAATCAAGGATTAATTACCAATGGATCGCAATTAGGAAATAGTGCAATAAGACAATGTATTCTAAATAATTTTGATTGGGTTCGTATTAGCATTGATGCTGGCAGTGATGATATATATAAACAAATGCATGGTAAAAATTGTAGTTTTAGTAGTATTATTAAGAATTTAAAATTATTAGTAAAAGAGAATAATAATCGGACAAAGATAGGTATTTCCTTTCTATTGACATCACTTAATTATTGTGATATGATTAAATTATATAATATTGTATCAGAAATAGGTGTTGATTATTTACAGATAAAGCCAATGATAATGTCTGAGAAAGATAAAATAAAATATAATAATTACATTAGCGAAGATATTATTAAAGAGCTAGAATATTTATTAAATGAAAGTAAGAATGGCAAAACTAAATTATATATTTTATTTGACCAGTTTAAGAACATAATAGGCAGTGAGCATTGTTTTGATAAATGTTTTGGACATCCATTATATCCAGTTATAGCAGCGACTGGCGAGATATTTGTGTGCTGTATGCATCTATATAATAAAAATAAATGCTATGGGCAAATTAAAGACAATAGTTTCAAAGATATATGGATAAGTGAAAATCGTTATAAAATCGGAAGCAATATAAATATTAAAGAGTGTCCATCTCTTTGTAGAATCGGTAAAACAAACAGTGTATTGCATGAGTTAAATAAGGTTACAAACGTGGATATAAACTTTTTAAATTAGGAGTAAGCTATGAACTCAGTTACACAAACAATTATAAATAAAATAAAACGCAATGTCACTACAACTGATAGCGACACTCTTATTGCTGATAAAATAGGAGATGCTTTCGAAGACATTAAAAATGATACTGGCTTCTATTTCTCCTTTGTTGACGAAACTGATTATGAAATAACTCCTTCAATATCTGGCGAATCTATGGCGTATTTTAGACTTGCTATATTCTATAAAACTGCAAGTAACTATATGGTTAAGAAACAGGATGACGCTGCTGGGAAGGCAGTAAGAGTTAAATCAGGCAGAGATGAAGTTGATACTACAAGAACAGCTGGTGCTTATGATAAAACAATAGATAAAAAGTTAGCTGAATATTGGAAATGTGTGAATAAAATTAACCTTAAATATGGTGGTAAACAGATAGAAATAACTGACGTTGATCAAGACGATACGGAGTAGGCAATGGTAATAGAACCCGAATTACTATCATCTGAAATGATATATGAAATATACCAGCCCAATATTGCTGCAATTAAGCATCAATTGGGGCGTTCTGTTAACATTGTCTATAAAGAAAATGAAGTTGGATGTCCTAACTGTTTTTATGATGGTGTAAATAAAACTTCAACTAATAGATATCGTCCCTCTGGCCCCATTGCATTTACTAAAGGCACTTGTCCTTATTGTAAGGGAATAGGCATGATAACTCAAACAGGACAGATAACAGTATCGGGCAATATTAACTATACAATTGATAATAGCGATGATAGATATGCAATGCCTGGTGGTAAGTTTGACGATAATGACGGTGATATATCGTTCTTGTTAAGTGAATGCTATATTACTGAGGGTACTTTTTCTGGGCAATTAGTATTTGATGTGGCACAATATCTTGAAGTTCATGGGCAGAGATTTATGGTTAATGGCTCTCCGAAGATAGGTGGATTGGGAGAAGATTATACTGTATTAGTTAAAATCAAAAGGACTAATAAATAATGGAGATGTTAAGAGAGCAAGCATTTGCTCGTAAATATAGCGCTAAATTTAAAAATATTAGTTTTGAGTTTAGTCCAGATGCTAAACAAATCGACAATATTACATTTCAAGGTGCCAAGAAAATAAGCTCATATATTAAAATGGTTCGTGAAGCTGTTGCTATTACTCGTAAAAAAATGGGTGACTATCTGTTTAAAAGATTTAAGGCTAAAATAAGAGGTAGTAATCCAATAACAAAAGAATTATTAAAGATAATTAAAATTATTTGTAATGATATGGGAACTCTTGATAGATATGTTAAGTTTAAAGCAGAAGAATTATTCTCAGTTAATGTTGAGTTTACGATATTTAGTCTTGAGATATTTGATATGCGAACAAGAGATTTAAGGTCAAAATATTATAGGCGCAGTGGCCCTGTATTAGTTGACAGGCCATATACTGGACAGCAAAGGCGCAGAGCTTTTCAAATAAAAAAGGTATATATTAATCAGCAATATAGACAAAAACAAACTGGCAATAGATTTCCTGGGCTTGGTTGGATTGTTGAATTTGGTAGACATGATAGTGGCTGGATAAATCCAAGAAGCTTAGATAGCGATATAACGCCTCATGTAACTCCTCGCATTGAGGGAGAGCGTAAAGGTAAAGCAGTTGTTAATAGAAATAAGAAAAGACGAATGTTGCTTATATGGGATGCTCAACGCGGTGGGTATATATTTAGGCCAAAAGCTAAATATGGAACTGCGAAGGGAAAAGAAGCAATATATACACAGAACAAAGTTATAGATAAATCAGTTAGAGATTATGTTATAAGAACAATGAGAGAAACATTGCGTAAATTATCTGGTGGAGGAACTTGGAAGGTGGCTTACTAATGGCAATGGAAATGCGTAGAATGGCGCATCTTAATCTTGCGCTTGAGGTTAAAAGAATAATTGAAGTTGAACTCGAAAGAGATGATTTCACTTTCTTGCTTGAACAGCCGGATAATGAAACTGATATCGTGCTTGAGAAAGATTATGAAGTTGGCGTTAATTATAAGATGCCAGTTGTTGTAATTGATATCAATGAAACATCAAGTGAACCTTTTGAAATGGGCGGTGGAGTAATTGATGTTGGCGAATTTATAATAGATGTAATTTGTGTTAATAAACCCGAATCAATGGATGTCGCTGAGGCATTAATAAGAAATTTACTTGGCGAACATAATTTTTATGATTTCAATAGAGATGGGAATGTTCCTGATCTTAATGTTGCGTATGACCCCGCTACATTACCGTCAACCATTCTTACCTCATGGAATACAACCGAAGAGGATTTTATTCAGTCAAACCTTAAATTAACTAATGCTGTTCAGCCCAATTTTGCTAAACGGTATTCAAGTATGATTGAAGGAAGAATAAGATACCTACGTTCGTTTGAAAAATCTTAAAGAAAAGAGAGGAATTACAAATGGCTAAATCAACTGCTATCCAAGGCAAAGGCCATGCTTTCTTTTTGAACGGTGATATCATAAAGCGTCAGCAGTCAGGTGACTGGGGTGCCGATCTTGCCGTTGAAAAAGTAATGGAAATGGCTAATGCTGGTTACGTTGAAAAAATACCTGACCTTACTAAAGTAAGCGTTTCTGTAGATACCAATGACGTTGGTAATATGGCTATGCTGTATTTACTTAAAACTGGTCAGCGCTTGGCTCCTGTTGATACTTTAACGCTTACTCGTGATAACCAGGGCGTTTATAAAGTAACAACCTCTGGTGAAGTAACTGTAACAATGAACGGTACTACAAATGACCTCGACGAAATAAGAGTAACTGAATCTGGCCAGATATGCCCTTCGATGCTTATAAAAGTATCTGAGCATAACAATTCGACTATTGATAGAACTTGCCACATGCAAGGTATGTATCTTGATACAGTAGAGTTCTCGTATGATGTTGGCGGTATGGCTAAAGAAAACTATCGTCTTTCTGGCGACCATAAAGACTGGTATTTTTCTGGCACTAGTAATCCTTCTTCAACTGACATTGATCTCGTATTCGGAACCTATGCATCTGCAACAGAATTAACTACTACGCATGAAGCTCCGGCGAATACTACTATCGAAGCAATATATAGAAATAAAGAAACACTTTATCATAAGCGCTCTGCTATTGGTGCTTCGTTAGCTCCGACATGGGCTGGTTCTACGCTTACTGTTGTTGGTTCTACTTTCGCAGATGATAATTCGCGTATTGAAGTTGTTTATTCATATAACACTGCAAGGTCATTCCCTGCACTTGCTGTTTCTCCTACTAATAACACTGGTCATGGTACTTATGGCACCCGTGGTGGCTTAAGACGCGGCAATGTTGTTATTTATATGGAAAAACAGGTTGGTAGCACTATAACTGATGCTGACGCTAAACAGCTCCGTTTACAGTCTGTATCTGGTTCGCTTGATATGGGCCGTCAGGAACGCTACGAACTTGGCACTCAGCGTTATGTTGATAAACAGCCTACCTATCCGTTAAATGTTCGTTTTGACATGACCTTCAATGCATCTGACCTTCAGGCATTTGCATATGCAGCTGGCAAAGAAGACGAATGGTTAGCTGGCACTCTTGACTACCTTAATGTTGCTAACATAGTTAATAACACTAAAGTAACGATAGAGCTTTACGATGATGCTTATGTTCATACATCAGATCATCTTGTTAAAAAGATAGTAATGGATAACTGCACAGTTATGAACGAAGGCGACACTGCGCGTGTTGGTTCAGAAGCTGGTCAGTGGAGATGCACAATGGAAGCCGACAATATCACTTGGACAGGCAAAATCTGGCAGTGATATATATCGGTTGACATTAACTAAATAGTTAGTTATAATAATAGTGAGAGATTATGTCTCTCACTATTATTATTTTTTGGGAGGCAATAAAATGGAAGATGTTAAAATTAATGAGCAGCAGGCTAAGGATTTAAAGGATGCTAATGAGTCTAAGGCTATTATATTTGATGGCAAAAGAGAATTATCATTTGATAATAAGACTGTATATGTAAGATTTCTAACCCTAAAGGAAAAAAATATTATTGATAAAGAATATTCAATGGAATATGTAAAAATGATTCGCGCTGGCGAATTGCCGACAAATCGCGAATGGGGAAAAGAACTTGAATCAAGGAATCTTTGGGGAAGACAGGATGAAGATAGATTTGAAGAAGCTCGGCGTATGTATATGGAAACATATAAAGAGTGGTATTCTTGGCCTTATGAACAAAGAGATTCGCCAGACTTTGATATATTAGATGCGACATATGCTAAGGCAACTTTAGATTATATGAAGATATACGCAGAAAAAGAATCACTTTTTGCTCATACTATCGAAAAAGCATTAGAAAATGACCAAATGATAAAACAAGTGTTGCTTTGTGTTTATCAAGATAAAGACATGAAAGAACCTCTTTTTAAAAATAGAGATGAATTAGAAACATATTCCAATGGCGAAGCTATTATAAATTTAATTCGTGATTGTGCTACATTTTGGATGGGAGTAAGTGAGCGTTTTTTAGAGCAGTTGCCAGAGAGCATATCTGGCAAAGGAAATACGAACTCCTTAGAAAAAGCGTAGGTGAAATGTTCGAAGATAGTGTGTCGAATTGGGATATTAATAAAACTCTTTTTTTAAGTTGGTGTAAATTCTATTATGATTTGAGAGAATTAACAGGAAAAGAAAAGCCAAATCCTGATATAATAAATAATGACTATGAACTTGATAAACATTTAGACTATATTGTTCAGCAACGAGAAAAGAAAGAGTTTGATAATAAATTTTAATTCGATAAAACGAGAAAGGTGGAAAGTATGGGCGACACTAAAATATCAATGCTTATAAATGCACAGTTAGCTACGGCAGAGGCAGTAGCTAGCTTACAATCTATGACCGCTAAAATAGGCCAAGAGGGTTCTAAAATTAATAAAATATTAGAGAATGCTTTTAAGCCTATGAATAGTCTTGGGACTGGTGGCGGAGTATTTGCTAAGATGTCGCAGTCTATCAAAGAGATGCAAAACGCCATACGAAGCCTTTCTAATGTCATGACAACTGGCACCGATAGAATGGAAGCCAGTATGAACAATGTTAAGAGTGCGGTAGATATAGTTAATTCAAGTATTATGAACTTATCTACTGCACTTAAGACTATTACCGAACGTGAATATAAAATACGCATAAAAGAGGAAATAGTGAGTTCTGGAGGGAAACGATCTTCATCCTCTTCGTTTAGAAGTGGCAAATCTAAAGATGATGATGAAGTAATTCCCGCTAATTTGCTGTCTGCAAGAAGTGGTATCATAAAAAACGTTGCAGAAATGATTAATCCAACTCGTGCAGAAATTGAAAAATTAGTTAAAGGGACTGCTCTTTCTAGTGGAAAAACAATAGGTAAGGCTTTTAATCAAGAGGTTATAAATAAGTTTATAGATACACTAACCCAGGCGACTGCTGCTCAGACTCCGCTTGGAATGAAAGATTTTAAAGATAGGCTAAATAGATGGGTCGCCGATAATCGTAAAAGTCTTAAATTTGATGATATTAAGAACAAAATTAACCAAATGATTGCATCAAATCAGTTTACTTTTGGCAAAGCAGATATTAGCGCGGAAGCAACTGATAAGATGGCACGGCGCATTGCTAGCGCTAATATGATGGTCGTGCCTGACACTGGCGTAGATAAATTTAAAGAAAGCGCCTTGTCTAAGTCAATGACTCATATGCTTAAAACTAGATTAGGCGATGTAAGTACAAAAAACGTTAGCGTACAACAGGCAATAGCCGCAGAAAGCTTGCTTCAAACAATGAGGGGGAAATCCGTCAGTAAGAAGTTTAATATTTCTTTGGCTGCTCTTGAGCAAATGGGTATTGATTTAGGAGATATAAGCAAGTCTCCTCAGTTTAAGCAAATGCTGGCTGGAGGCAAGAGTGTCGCTGATATAAAAAATGATATTATTGTTAAATTTTCACAGTCAATTAGAAGAAGTTTAGAATCAGTTGCGAGAAAAATAGTTAAAGATTTTGATAGTCAGACTACTGTTCCAATTGCTCAAGCCGCACCATCTAAAGCGTCATATATTCAAAGTGGCCCAGTAACTAATTTGCCTAAAAACTACAGGGCATGGCAACAAGGGCAATTTGCCGAGGGTAGTGCATTTTTTGATGATGCAAGAAAATATATTAATTTTGCCGTTAAGCAACAGGGACAAACTCCAGAGCAAGTAATGCGTACTTTGATGCCACATATAGACAAAAATATTCCTGCCGGTAATTCTAGTATGTTTGCTCAAGCTTTGGGACTTGACCCAAAAGAAGATTTTGCGAATAAATTATCCAAAATAGCTGCTTCAGCGGCTGGAGCTAAACAGCCTGTTGATTCATTGGGACGCAGTCTTTCTACTGTTGGAAATATAATGCATAAACAGGGAGAGGCTGTATTACGACTTGGCAGATATTATGCATCTTTCTTCTTAATTACTTCAGCATTGAGAGAAGTTAGAGAAGTTTTTAGACAGACCATAAAATTCCAAGAAGAAATGTTAGAGGTTCAAAAATTTTTACCCTCTGGTGAAAATGTTGGATCTCTTAGGGCTGAAGCCTATAAAATAGCAGCTATTACTGGCAATCCTATAGATACAGTTCTTGGGTCATATACTGAATTTGCCAAACAAGGTAAAAAAAGTCAAGAAATTTTAGATTTTACTAAAGTTGCTCTTATGGGCGTTAACGTTGCTTCTACGGATTTTAAAACTACTGTAACATATTTAACTACTGCTACAAATGTTTGGAAAGATGAAACTAAGGACTTAATTGGATTAATAGATAAACTAGCTATTGTTCAGGCTAAATCATCTGCGTCATCTGAAGTATTAATTTCAGCGATGCAGCGGTCTGCGTCAATGGCTAAAACAATGGGAATAAGTCAAGACCAATTATTTGGTTATATTTCCGCTGTATCTGAAAAAACGCAATTAAGCGGTGAAGTTATTGGTACATCGCTTAGAACTATTTTCTCAAGAGCAAGAAGACAGAAAACTATTGAGCTATTAGAGTCAACTCCAGCTTTACAAGGCCAGCTGTTTAGCGGAAGAACATCTGGACAATTAGCTAGCGCTCCTCAAATATTAGATGCAGTGGCCAAGTCATGGCGCAATCTTACTGATGAGCAACAGCGTAATATAGCCACACAGATGGCTGGCGAAAGACAGATGAACGCCTTTATTTCATTAATGGGAAACTATGAAAGAGCAAATACGATTACCGCAGCTTCTATTACTTCATTTGGATTTGCTCAAAAAGCAAATGAAACCGAAATGCAAAAGTTTTCTAAGGTAATGCAACGCCTTAGTGTTATCGTTCATGAGGCAACTACAAGTGTATTTCTTCCGTTAATAAATACTGTTGCAAAAATAGGTGGGGTTACTGCCGATATTTTGACTCCATTTTCTAGTTTAATTAAAGTATTTTCTGGTGGATTAATAGGCATGACTGCATTTGTTGGCGGTATAGCTCTAGTAAAATCTGGATTATTGTTTTTGTCTCAACATGCCGCTAATGCAACACTTGCTACTAGTAATTTTAATACTCTTTTAGGAAGAACTATTACTCGCGTTCAAATGTTTGGCTTAACATCAAGGGCGCTAGCCCCGTTAACTATCCAGATAGGATTAGTTTATAAAGGGCTTGTTTCTGCTGCTCGTGCGGCTCTTATGCTGAATAGTAGTTTGGGATTTGTTGGTGGATTGACCGCTGCTTTCAATGGACTCCTGTCATTGCTTGGCCCAATATCTTTGGTAGCATCTGCTCTTGGAACTGCGATGTTAGCATATAACTCAATGACGCAGAGCGCAGCAGAAAAACAAGACGATCTTAATAATAGATTAAAAGAAACTATTGATTTAGCAAAACAGTTAAGTAATGTATCTAGCATTGAAGAAAGACGTAAGCTTTCAGAAAAAGCTGCCGAGAAATTAAAACCAGAAGATTATAAGCAATTTAATATTCCTATTGAGTGGGACACTCAGGTTGGGAAATATGTTCCTGCATTTACTAATGCTAAAGATGCCGCTGGTTGGCAACAAAGACTTCAAGCTGGATATGTTCAATCTCCGAATAGAGAAAGAACGCTTGAGGAATATCAAGCACTTGCGAATGTATTAAATTTATCTATTGATAAATTAGTGCAAACATTTGGTGGTACTAAGGAGTCTTTTCCTGATGCTATTAATGCATTAAAAACCATTAGAGAATATATGGATATTCCAGTTGAAAAATTAAAATTACAACTATACCCTGGTGGAATAGAGAATGAAAAAGAGCGTGGACAATACATTCATACTCAAAATATATTAAAAACTGGAGTTAAGCCTAGCATTCAAGATTATATGGCTGCTATAGCAACGGAAGCTAAAATTGTTAATTTTTCTGCTATGATGCCATCCCCAACTACTTATATGCCTAGCGGAGATACGTCTAAAATTATTAAATCTGGATTGTTAGATAATCCCGAATTTATTAATGCATTAAAACAGATACCTCAGTCTGCTATTAATGAAATACTTGATACTAAAAATATTGAAGACTACATTACTAAGGTAAGAGGCACAATAAAAAAACAACAAACTGATTCATTTTTAAAAGAATATAGTGAACAAAATGCTATAAATGAAAAACAAGCATTTGATGCATATAGAAATATTATAGATATTAATGTAGGCAGAAAACAAAATAGATTAGTCAACCAAGGGATTATTTCAGAGCCTACTATCGCTGAATACCTTGAGACGCTCAAAGAAATATCTACCGTTGAGAAAAATATACAAAAAATACAGCTTGATGCAGCAACTCAAAACAAGAAACTTGATGACGAAGAAATTGAAAGTAAAATTAGAGTTGAAGAATCAAAATTACGCGCATTAGATAAAATAAAAAAAGATTTAACATTTGGCCAATCTCCAGAAAAAATGCTTGAGGCATTTAGAAATAAGGTTATAAATTTTGTTAAATTTGCGCCAGTTGGACAAGAGGAAGTATACGAAAAAATAGCTATTGATGAGATGAAACGTATAGAATCTGCTTGGGCAACTATTTTATCTAGTGGAACTATTAATCTCGATATGCCAGACGAGGAATTAAGTCGCTTATTAAAATATAAAGCGATGTCTGAAAAGTTTACACTAGACGTAATGCAAGCGCGTAAAACAAGAGAAGAACTTGCCAAACAATTAGCATTAGACCAAAAACTTAATAGAAAACTTATCATAGAAACAATGAAATATACTGGCGATATTGTAGCTACTATTGATAAGCAGAAAGCAATTGGCGGGATAGATAATAAATGGATAGATAAATATGATATAGAAACAAAGCGTCTTATGAACGAGCTAGAGGTGACTCGTGCCGCTGACAAGGCATTCCCTGCTCAAACATCGAAAGATAAGGCATTAAGAGCATATCAACAGCTTGAACTAGAGAATAAAATAAAAAGCCGTAAAGCATATTCTCCCGACAAAATGAGGCAAGATAAATCTTTTTTTGGAATACAAAGATATGATTTTACACCAGAGGCAATGGAATATGACCGCAAGATGTTTGAACAATATTATAAACAAACAATTAAAGGTGGAATAAGCAAAGAGTTTTATGGTGGGCTTACTTCTAAAATAGAAACCTATAAAACCTCAATGGCTGCTGATACTGCACGGCTTGAGCAAGCAGATAAAACTGGGGCTTTAAGTCCTAAACAAACTGAAGAAATACAGAAGCATATTGCATTAACACAGGAATTAATTATAATAACTGAAAAATATAGGTCTTTGGCCTCTCAAGGTATTGTTGCTATGGGTGCTGAGGAATATTTAAATAAAACTAGAGAATCCATAGAAAAAGAAGTAGCGCTAACTAAAGAGAGACTTGCACTTACTGATAAGCAAGTTGGGCTTACCGAGAGATTGCAATCTGCATCTATTGCCTCAGATAAAATATTAGACCTTAATCTTCAAATTAATAAAGCACAGACAGAACAAAATGAGGCCATAAGAACTGGCGAAACAGTTAAGGCTAATGCAGCGGCAGCTGAAATAACAAATTTAACTTACATTAGAGACAGATGGCAAGAATATAAGGATAGTATTTATGGAATTAGTCCAGCAATTCAGGCTTTTAAGGACAATATGGATTCTGCATTAAAAGCTATCCAGTTAGAAACTCAAACGGGCATAAAATTTATTGATGATTTAATAAACAGACTTTATAGCATTGCTGGCAAAATATTTACCATAGGTATAAATTTTTTGACTACTGACAATATAGATTCTGGAGATAAAGATGCAATAAACAAAATACAAGAATTAAAAAATTTTTATAAAGGTCTTTCATCTAGCAAAAAAAGTAGTTTAGGCGGAGAATTAAAAGCCCAAGCTAAAGTTTTATTAGATGCCTATGCACTATCTAAAAAAATTAATAAAGCTAATGTTCAAGATGCCGATACGCAAAAATTTTATGATTTAATGGATCAAGTGGACAAAGACTTTTCTTACGACAAAGGTGCCGCTAGAAAAGCCGAGCGCGATAAAGAATCTCAGGCTCATTATGATGCTCTTGAACGCATAAAAAAAGCTGAATTTGCATTTCAGCAGCAGCAAAAATTAGCGTCTTATTGGGAAAACAAAATGCCAGATAAATACTTGCTTAAATATGATGCTGAAACAGCAAAATATAAAGCAGAATTAAAAGCTAAAGAAGATGCTCTTGCCGCCGAGGGCGCTAATTTAAAAGATGATGAGGTCAAGCGCTTTAAAGAAGAAATCGAGGTATTAAAAACTAAGATATCATTACAGGAGCAATATAGGCAAAAAGCTATTGAAATATCTGAGTTTGAGAAATTCCAAAGCGATAATAGAATTGGTATTGAAAAACTAAGAACTCAACTGTCGATTACTCAGGAAATATATGACCTCGAATTTTCTGCGCTTGCAAGTCCCACAAGAGCAGAGGAAAAACAACATATGGAATGGAAAATTAAAGCTAAAATACTTGAATTAGAAACAGAAAGGGCTATTCAGATAGAGGAAAATAAGCGTATTTATATGTCTGCTGGCAAAAATGAACAGGAAGCTCTTGCGATGGCTATGGACAACGAACAACTCAAATTATTAGACCTTAAGATAGCTAAAGAGCAGGCATTACTTGGACTTGTAGACAGACAATTAGAAATAAAAGAAAAACAAAAAATTACAGACCAAGTTAAAGAAATACAAGGCATGGTAAGTAATACTTTATTTGATGTGTTTACAAACAAGGGAAAAGAAGACATTAAGAAGCAATTAGCCGAACTATCTAAAGAGTTATCAAGTCTTATGTCTCAATCAGAACAAACATCATATGGACTTGCCGAAGCAGAAGGAACTGGGAATATAGATAGAATTAATACTGCAAGAGATAAATGGGGCGATATAAACAAACAAATGGAAGAAACTCGTAAAAAAATGGACGAAGTAAATAATTCTACCAATAAGTGGAAAGAGCTATTGCAAAACATAGGAGATAGTGTTTTAAAGAAAATTTCCGACAAATTAGCTGATATGCTAATGAATCAGACTGGCATTGGCGATATATTTGGTTCAGTATTTGGTGGGATTGAGAAAATAGGCGGAGGCAACAAAAGCAGATTATCTGCTCCGGCTCTTCCGACTGTGGCCGGAATGACTAGTGCATTATTAGGCCCAGGAAGCGATGGTTTATCCAAAGCAATAAGCAACGCTATTGGTAATGCTCCACAAATAAATGGATTTACAGGTGCTGTTAATCCTACGACAGTTATAGTTAATCAAAGTAGCGGTGGCGGTGGTATTAATTTGGGTAGTATGTTAGGTGGTCAGGGCGGATTAAATTTTGGCAAATCATCTACTAATGTGGCTGCATCTGCTGCTAAAACTAAATCATTTGGCCCGATAAATTATCTTACTGCTGCAATGTTAGGATATGGAATTGGCTCATCAACAAGCAATAGGGCTGTTGGAGTTTTAGGTGGAGCTGCTGCTGGTTTCTTAACGGCTGGGCCAATAGGCGCGGTGTTGGGCGCATTAGGTGGTCTCTTTGGTAGAAAGAAAAACGAAGATACTCCCCCGCCTCCGGCTCCGGCAAGAGAGTTTTATCCATTAGCACAGAATACAAGCGCACTTGATAGGAATACAGCGGCTTTAATGAAGATATCAGAAGGAGTATTCAACAGTCCCTCAGTTTTTGAGATGAACAAGTTACAATCTGAGAACAATGCTCCTCGTCAAGTTTTTAACCTTAATGTTAATGTTAGTGGCAATATGTCCAGAGCAGCTGCAACTGAAGTTGGCAATACAATACTTCAAACTGTATCACAAGGGCTTGCTCAATCAGCTCCTCGTGTTGCAACAAATTCAACTGCTAATTGGGGATAAACAAATAATAAATAATTGACACATTCCAAATTAAATGATAGAATTATTTTAGGATAGTTCTATCATTTTTATTTTGAGGAAAACATGGCTAATAATCGTGCATCATATACAATAAACTCAGAAAAACTTAATATTGGCCCAACTAACATTACCTCTGATGATCCTATTTCTGGGGAGTTTAAATTACAAAGAGGTATGTCTGTTATTTTCCCTGGGGTTTATTTTAATGACGCTGGTAATACTATTGTTCGTAATCGTAGAGAAAACTGGACATGGGACTTAATTATTGAAGACGAAGCAACTTATGATATACTTCTCGATACCCAATATTCTGGACAAATATCAACATTTACAACCGCATACGGGACTACTATTAATTCTCCTGTTACATATTCTGGCAAGGTAGTAGAACTTAATCTTGAAATGATAGATGGCGCTATATTTAGAGGCAATAAAAGAGGATATAAGGCAAATATGATTGTGAGCGTTGTATGAGCGTATTTAAGCTAAATAGTGTGACTTTAGAATATCGTCCTCGCTATGTATCTTATATTGTTGTTGGTGGCAATTTAAGACCTAAATATGATTATTCTGATTTAGAGTCAGTAGGATTTGGCACAACTCATTTTAGTCACAAAAAGGCATTTGTAGAGCATGTAATGACATGGCCTATTGCAACTCAATCTTTGTATAGCCAATTGATTGATATTCCAATCAATAAAACTATTGAGTTGTACGATGATGTTGATAATATCACTAAAAATATACAGATACTTAAGCGAGTAATTATTCCTTTAAAAACAATGGCAAATGAATTATTATATACAATAACCTTAAACTTTAGATTTGTTGAATAGGTGATGAAATGATAACAACGGCAGATAATTTCATAATTACTACTGCAAGACAAGGACAAGACCCGTATGCTGATGCTTATTACAATAAGCAGGTAAGACCTTGTTTTTATGTTGAGATATTTGAAGGTTCAATATATGATTTAATCGGCATTGAGAATGTCGGTGGAACTCCATCATGGAAACGCCTTAATGTTGTTGAGATGACTTATAATGCACAGCAAGGGCAATCTAAGTCTATTAATTTTATCTTGCCTAAAGACTTATTTGAAACTGATGGTTATCTTAATTATAATTATGATACAGGTATTTATACTGCCAACAATGGAACTAAATTAAGTAAATATTTAGTTAGATCATATGAAGGTTATTGTGAGAATATATATCCTTATACAGAGCATGCGCTTAAAAGATTTACTGGAATTATAGAAAGCATTATTCCTAAAGAAGATGGAACGATTGAGGTTAATGCAGTTGATTATTCAACGATATTTTTGAATGCGCTTAATTATAACTATCCCGATATAAATTCATATAGAGATTTAGTTTATACCGATAGCAATGAAACTTTGCAAGAGGCTATTTTAAACACAACTCAGAATTATATTATGTTGCCGTCAAATACGGTTCGCGTTGCTGGCGATAAAATAAGAATTGGCTCTGAAATAATGGTTATATTATTGCTTGATACTGTAACCCCAGGCAAAGCATTTGTACAAAGACTTTCTGGTTTATCAACTCATGGAGCTAGTGATAAGATTTATATTGGTGATGGTTTTCTTGTTATGCCAGAGGATGTTTACAACGATAGATTGCTTTCTAAATATGTACCAGCTTACGATAATTGGCTTGTTAAGGACGCTATTCGCGATATATGCATAAAGGCAAGATTCCCTCTTGGCAAACTTATATTTGATTATGTTGGTGAAACTACACTAAGACTTGGCGCTTCTGAGAAATATCCATATATGAAGACAAGGCCAGTTATGGACAGTTATTTAAATACACAGACTGGATTAATTAGACAGACACAAAACTCGTTATATAATAGTGATTCCCAAAAGGGATATATGAAACTCGAAAGAAAGCTATATACAGGATTAGATGATGATGCATTTAGTGAAGCTAAATTTAAATTTGAATTTGGCAAAAACTTATGGGATTGCATATTATCTATTGTTGATGGCTTTGGTTTTAGAGTATATTTTGATGCCGACGGTAATTTGACTATTAAGGGCGTTAGACAATACACTCAAGTAAGACCTATTGAAACGACTCAAGAAACGCAATTAATAGAAAATCACGTTTGGTATTGGAAGAGATGGAATATAAATGCGTTATCTGCTCCTAGGCGTTATACGTTCTCTTTGGCAACAACTGCTTGTGGTATTAAGTTTAGGTTTGTTGCTAATGATACCGCAACTGATTCAATGGTTGTTAAGTTAGTTAAAGACAATGCTGGAACATTTGAACCAATAGGTAGTAATATTACATTGCCAGCATTAAAGCCATATCAATTTTATGAATTAGAGGCATATCTTGCTACGCGCTCAGAAGATGTTTTAACTGCTGGAACCTATGGCGTTGAGTTAGTTAGTACGGTTTCAAATCCAGCTTATTTTAATGGATTTATGTATTTAAATAATTACGATGAAACATCAATATATGACGCTGATGCAACTATTAATGCTAATATTGAAAGTCTTGTTAATTCTATTGTTGATGTTCGTAATCAAATGACAGTAATAGGCCAGCCTAAGTCACAAGTGCCTTTAATCTCAAGAGTTAAAGATATAACATCAATTTGGGGTGGGGCTTATAATATTAAAACAATGACTGAGGATGGAACACCATTTACTAATACTTCTCCGTTTTTAGATGGTCGTTATGATAAATATGAAACACTTAAAACAAATACTGGTTCAGTTATAATAACTGCGTCAACTGGCACTACAATAAAGAAATTAGCAATATATTTAAGCGCTCAAAATACGCCACTTGGAACTACAATCAGTATTTATCAGACAGGCAATTTAGTAACGCCTATTGCAACGCATACAATAGTTGCTAATGATCTTGGCGAGGCTGGGTTGGTATTATGGTTCTCAACTCCTTATAATCAAATTAAAGTTGTTTCTAATATTGATTTAAAGATATCTGAAATCGAAACATACGAAGATGACCCTGCATATAACTTTGCTGGCTTTAAAAAAGAAACATTAATTGTTAAGCAAAACATAACAGATAAAGCAACTAATGATTGGCTTGCATATGTTCAATTGGAAATGCATAGGCGTAATATTAAGTCGCTTAACTTTCCCATATTTGGTAATCCAATGCTTGAAACTGGTGACTGTATTTTAGCCAATGCTCCTCAAATAAGCGCTAATTATGATATGAGATTATGGATAACTGGAATATCAACAACAATAAGTAAAATTAATTATACAATGTCATTAAGCCTTGTTGCTCTGCCCCCAGCTCCATCTTATACTCAACCGCCCACGCCAGAGGTTGCAAGTATGAATGATGCTTATGACTTTGCTGTTAATAAATATAAAGTTGGAACTAACGAATTGCTTTATAGTGCTGATTATAAAGACCCTGTTTATTATCAATTTGCTCTTAAAGAAGCAATAACTACCACAACACAAACAACAATTAAAATAGACAATTCTCCGGCTGAATGGCTTGACGGGCTATCGCCATACGATAGATTAATAACTGGCGCTATTGCAGTTATAGGTGGAGAGCATTTAGAGATTGTTAGTAAGGCATTAGAACCTGGCGATGGCACTACGCTTAATGTAGTTGTAGTTAGAGGTAAGGATTATACTACTCCAGCTACCTATGCTTTACCTAATGCGTTATTTCAGAATCAGGTCGTTAAATCATTTACCCCTCCTGATCATTTCTTAACATTTGGTTTTGCTTTACCAGAAGCTAAGAAGGTTCAATTTGTTGTTGGCGTTAAGAGATTAAATCAAGTAGTTGCATATGTAATGGAAGAAAAACATATCCCTGCCGGTGTTTATAAAAGAGAGAATGGCATCAGGTGGGATGGTGGAATTAACTTTGCTAAAGTATGGCCAGATACGGTTGATAAGATATATTTAGGGCCACAAGAAAGCTTTAACATGATGTATAACCGTATGTTTAATACATTAGCTAATTCACAGTGGGAAAATCCACTTAATAATTATTATTGGTATAATTTTGACCAAGATAGTTATATGTCTTATGCATACGGACAGGGCGTTGCTGGTACATACGCTGCAACAAGTAATGGATGGAGGAAAACACCTTATCAATGGAATGCACAGATTATTGTTAAGCCTGTTCTTGAAGGATATAATGGCTCAAGGGCATTAGTTCCAGCCATAACTAAAACAGTTGATATACAAGTTGTAGCACCGACATATAAACTTACATGGGGCGATATAACCCCTACAACTGGAACAATATCACAGTTTACAGTAATAACGGCTGGGGTTAAGATATATAAAGACGGTGTTGCCCAAGATTTAAATGACGCTGTTTATTTTGATGTATTTGTGGCAACTGAAAATGGTGGTAATGTTAATAAAATAAATGCGCCTAATGCTGGTGATGATACTGGAAGACGTTGGGTTTCATCAATTGGATTGATAACTTTCTTTACTTGGGATATGACAGATTCACAAGGCAAGTTTGTAACTGCCGGTAATTATAAATTCTGCTTACAGAATGTGTTTGATATATATGGAGAAGGCGTAGAAGTAATTAAAACATCAAGCGGTGTTAATATTATTGACGGCAGTTTAAGAGGGAAAGTTAATAATAATATTAATGTTAGTTCTCCCATTATAAAGGCTGACTATACGCTTGATGGTGGCTGGAGTATTAACCATGCGCTTGATTCTAATTTTCTACAGTCTAAAACTTCATATAATGAATGGCCAGGAAAAGTTATAGGAGAACAAGAAAGACTTAATTTTGTAACTGTTGTTGAAAAAAGAAATGTTTACATGTCTTCTAAGATAGAATCACAGGGTGGACATCAGCTTAATGATGCTTACCTATCAATTAAGTTTGTTAAGCAAAATGTAACTCAAGCATGGACTTGGGATGCTATCACTCGTAAATCGCCTTTTTCATTAGTTACCGAACAAGTTAAAGGCAAAAAAATAAATGCATTAGATGAATATTTCTTTAGTTTTTATTTTAAAGCAACAAAAATAACTGGAGCAACATCATTTACTGTATTTCAATTATGGAATTTATATGCTATCATAGGGTATAAAGATGCAAATGGCGACTTAAAATATTATACAACTCCATTTAGCAATATGCCAGATACAGTTAATGCATGGGATCAAGCCTATGTTCACTTCTCGCCATCAAATATGCCTAATGGTGTTACAATAGAATCTATTGGAATTGAAAGCAGAGCATGTAATGGCGAAGTCGCAGGAATGTTAACGGCTAAATGGGGAACAGACGGGATAACACTTGGCATTGATAGTATTCAGTTCGGATTAGGGTTAACACCTCCGGCAACATATCAAGACCCATCTGGTGGGCCGAGAATAAGTGATTTATTTACAGTTGAAGCATAGAAAGGGTGGTTATAGTGGATTCGAGAAATTTTGTAACTGATATTCCCAATCAAATTAATAAACAGATACAACAGAACACACAGAAATATGACGTTAATACAGTTGGCGTTAGCGAGGTTATATCTGATGGTCTCGACCCTATTACTATAACCGAACTTGGCAATTCACACGATGAGCAAGTAAGGCCCGAAGCTCCAACGATAAGATATTCTAAATCATTTGAAGAAGGCAAGCCAGTTATAATGTTTATGGTTGATTTTAACTGGAAAGATGAACTTGGAAATGATATTGATGCAATAGTTCGCTGTGATATATTCAGAGATAAAGATAATAATGGTTTTTTTGATAGTGATGAAATAATAGGAACCATAGACCTTAAAAAAACTAATGTTTTCTATGATAGAGCTGCGCCTAAAGATGAAACTGTAAGATATAGAGTATTGGCTAAAAATATGACCAATGGTAAACAGAGATGGTCAATTCCTTTAATTATTGATACAAGTGACACTATTATTCCTTATACTCCAGTAGCCCCTATATCTATAACTAATGGTGCATCTACAATAGACGAAAAAGATAACACTGTAACAACAATGCTTAAGATAGAGAAACATGCGTCTGATCGACTTAAGCATATGGAATTATATTTTAAACATAAAGATCAAAGTAACTGGAGTCAGGCAATTATACTTGATGAAAAGACAGAGATTATTATTGAAACTGTTGAAGGCAATCAGACTCAATATTATGTTTATTATTTAACTGGATTGTCTCGTGGACAGATATATAGTGTAAGAGCAAAAGCAATAATGAAAACAGGAGTTAAATCTGAGTATTCAAGTACCCATGATTTTATTGCCGGTGATTTTGTAGCACCAGCCCCACCAAGAGAAGTTAAAGCTGTAAGTATTTGTGATACAACTGCATTGAAGGTTGAAACAACATGGAAAGCTGCATTAGAATTATATGATGCTAAAGATGTTGTTAAATATCAACTATATAGATTAAGATGGGTGCCAGCAGCAGGGGCCTTTTCAGATATGCCTGAATTGGTGACAGAAATAACTATTGATCAAAGTATAGAAAAAGAGCTTTATACATACACTCATACGCTTGATTCATCTGATGAAAACAAGTGGTATGTTTATATGGTTAGATCAGTAGATAGTTTTGATAATTATTCAGCACATGTTTATAGCGAATTAATACAAGCAATAAGAGAAATAGATTCAACAAATATATGGATAGATTGGACTGGAACAGAAGATAATAACTTCCCTATGAGGGTTATTTGGAAATATACAATACCATCGACAGGCTTTGGTCAGTCATATGGTGTTAATTTTATTCGTAACACTGATAATTCAATATTAGCATATTTTAGAGTCGCTGATGATTCAACCAAAAAGATAACATATGAGGGCGAAACTGGTTGTACTTACTTAGATTTAACAATCGATATGTTTAGCGAAGAGGCTGTTAAAGAGTTTTTAGCCATTCCAAACTGGCAAACAAGCGATAACTATGGCGTAAGAATAACAGCGTCATTATTTAATATTGGTGGGCAATATTCAACTAAAGCTATAAGCAACTATGACGGACAAGAAACATTTTTAATTAATCCAAGACCTCTTGCTGTTACAGGATTTACAGCTGCTTATTCTAATGTTGACCATCAGGTTAAATTTAAATGGAATAAAAATACTTTCTCATCGTTGACTGGCTATGTCTTAAAACAGATAACTGGCTCTGATTATACTAATCTAATGGCTCATCAAGCAGACACCGCAGAAGATAGGACTATTAGGCTTGCTGTATGGAATGGTGGTACAATAATAGCTGATGATAAGGTATTAAAAAAAGATGTAACAACTTATAATTATAAATTAACCGAAACTATTAATCCAGCATCACCAACCGAGCTTTTCTTTTTGATAAAACCAGTTGGCAATTTTCTCAATACAGCTAAATATAGCGATTTAAATACTCGCAAAATATATTCAGATGAGGCCGCAGATGCTTCAACTATGTTAAGCTCCATATTGCCAGCGCCAGAAAATTATAGTGCATTACATTATAATACTGAAATGAAAGTTGATTGGACACATGAATATGAATTTAGAAATGATGAAAATGAAATAATATACCCCGAAATAGCAAAAGGAAAACTTAAAGAATTTGTTGTCTATATGTCAACAACTGCATCTGATTTGGCCGTAGATATCCCAAAGGATAAATATAAGGTTTATTCTGGGGTTAAATCTGTAACTGTATTCTCTGATTATCTTAATCCGGCGAATCCAACCACAAGATTAAACATTCAGCGTGGAGTTACTTATTACTTCAAGATAATACCTTTCGATGCTTATGGTTATCGTGGTACTTCTACCCCTGTATTTGCAAGCACATCATTAGCCGTTCCTTCTAATTTGCCACAGCCTCGCATAATAGGCGCAAGTAAACCTAGAATAGTATCTTTGCCCTTTGGTGATGTGTCTTGGGCGCAGAGTGGCACTATTAGCGTTGACGTTTATAATAATAGAAATTTCCAGGTTGAAGTTGGAGATGCTTTGAGTGGTACATTTGTTAAAGATCGTAATGTTGATAGAATTAAATTTTATTGGTTGATAAATAAGACATTCACTTATATATCTGGAATGGATTTATTACTTCCTCTTAGCTCAAACGAGATAAGCCAGCAGATAACAATGAAATCAGTTAGAAAATCATTTGCATTGCCAACAGATAAAACTATATTTAGAATAGTGGCAGTACAAGCCAGAGGCGATGTAGAAGAGGGCAGTTTGATTCAAGCACTGCCAACTAATTATTCCATTATAGACACTCAAGCTCCTTCATTGGATATAACCAAGGTAGTTTATGCAAGTGATGGAACTAATGCTATTAATAAAAATAACTATGTTAATAAAAAGATATTAACGAGTGGAATTGATATCTATTTTAATGCTTATGAGAAAGAACCTAACTCTCAGATACAGAAAGTTGAATACAGTTTAACTGAAGATTCATGGACAACTGCTACTTTAGCTGATGGTAAATTTAACGTAACTAATGCTCAAATAGGCGCTGATACTGACAGCAATAGTAAATATCGTGATATACAGATACTTGTAAGGGCGTATGATAATGCAGATAATACTTGTGATAGAGCAATAGTATTTAGAAAAGATACGGTAGGCCCGTCAGCAAGTGATTTACCAACTGGATTAACTTGGGCTTTTGGCAAGACATTAAAATTATCGTGGACTAATCCAGAGAAACAAGACAGAAATTTATTCGATGGATTAAAATTATTTGTAGGCAGTGTTTTAAATACTGCAAAAGAATATAACCTTGATAGTTCGCCCTTTGAACTTATTCCAGATGGTGCTGTTATAGCGGGGAAAACTGTATACTTATTTTTGGCTGCTACTGATATTGCAGATAATTTAACTTACTTAGATAAATCTGGAGCAATACAACCTAATCAAAGCTCTCCTACGGCGATTGAAATAATAAATGTTCCTCCAGCTGCTCCAGTTGATGTTTTAGTTGAATCACAGGTTGGTGGAGTTAATGTTAATTGGCCATCCGTTACAACTGATGAAGATGGCAATGCGGAAGAAGTAAAGAAATATGTTGTTGAATATAGCCTTGCAGAAAGCTCGCCTACAATTTGGGTTTCTCCGAATGTTGATGAAACATATACGACTAATATTAATATTCCATTGTCTGCAACAGAATTAGATCAATTTACAGCTAATACAGCTTTAAGATTATATGTAAGAGTTAAAGCAGTAGACTATTGGGGAGCTGAAAGTCAATGGTCAATTTATACTAACTCGTATGTAAGACCTAAAAATATAACTGCTGTTGATATGGGCAATAATATCTTCAAATTTAATTTAACATCAGATATGACGTTAACACCGTATGTTGGCGCTGTTCAAACTGGAACAAAAGAACATATATTGGATGCTAATTATCTTGATAGTGAATATGTATCATTTACGATTAATAATACAACTAATAATTATCTTAAAATTGATTTAAATAAGGTTGAATGGATATCAGATATTAAACTTAAATTTAAGCATTCAACAAGCAATGTTAGATTTGTATTTAAGATAGAAGAAGTAACTGCTTCAGGCACTCAAGATATATGGTTACAATCAGCAAGCATAAGTAATCATACATTTAATGAGACTAATGAGATAGTCATAACATCAAGTAAGCCTGATCCAAATAGATATTTTGAATATAGCACGACTGATTCTGGTGTTGGTGATATAGCTTTATTTCATTATGAAAACTTTACAACAAAGAAAGCTATATTGGCTAAATCAATATCAATATATTTTTATAGTGCTAACGCAACAACAGTTAATATGGTTGAATTTCAGCCAGTAATAACAAGCATAGCTAATATATTTTATGGCTCTGAGATTAATCTTGATTATATGGTTTCGATAAGAAGCAAGGCAGATTTAACTAATTATGCTTATTTAGATAAATATGGATTAGGAATATATGGGTCATCAGCACTTAAGGCAACTGTTGGAAGATTTTACAATGGAAGTGCTTATGTATATGGCGCATGGCTAAGTGATAATGTATATATAGGTGGAAGTTCGCCAGCAAACGCAATTATTAAAATAGTATCTGATTTGCCAACAGTATCAGTTGGTGGATTATCAGCGAATAGTACAAGCGCATCTATAAGTGGCAGTGCTGGGACATTTTCTACTGGAAGTGGATTAACAACTACTTATATAAATGCAAATGCAAGTTCAGCAAGCATTGGCAATACTACTGCAAGTCAAATAAACGCAACAAACTCATTAACCGAAATGCAACAAATGAATGATGTTGGATGGGCTAAATTTACTAATGCTTATTTAGCCTTTGGGACAGGTTCTACTTATGGTTCAGATATGAAGGCGGCGTTTGGCAAATTAGCAACTGGCCTTTATGGTTCATGGATGTCTAATGGTGTTTATATAGGTGGAACATCTTACACAAATGCAGATTTAAGGCTAACAGCGGCTGGAAGCGGATTGATAGAGCTTGGGTATATCTCTGCCGATGTTTATAATACTAAAATAACAAGTAGTACAATAGAGATGCAAAGAAAATCAGATGGAACATACTCATTTGTTATAGGCTCTATTGCGGGTGACCCCTATATGGCAATGGGAAAAACATCAACTGCTTATTATAATTTATGGGTAAATCAGACTTATGTATGTTTGGGGCATGTTTCAAGTGGCTACTATAATACACAAATAGAAAGTGGCAAAATTTTGTTAGGCTACCACGCCAGTGGTTATGCTGCTATTATAGACGCTGACGGAATAAGAATGAAGCTGCCATCTGAAAGCAATTATAATTTAAACATAGCCTCTGGATATATAGGATTGGGTTATACAAGCAGTTATTATAATACTAAAATAACTGGATCAGGTGTTTACCTGGGGCATATATCATCTGGAACAAATTATAAACTTTCGCTCACGTCAACTGAAATAAATATGCTGGGTTATAATAACTCAACATCTTTTTTTAAAGTAGGTAGGTATCAAATTAAAAGTACAGATACTGATGTTATATGGGGTAAAAAATTATGGCTATCTACATCAAGTACAGATAATCCTACTATATCAACATTAGACTCCAATATAAAACTTATAGTAACTGGTTCAGATTCTATAAGAAATGCAATAATGCGAAACGATATTAATGATAGTAATTCTGTTGTTTTAAAGTGCGAATCAACCTATGGCAATGGTGTTGTTGCCACAACAGCATTTGCTGGAACGGCTAATGGGGCGGCAGCCGTTTTGGGGGAAGGCAGTGGCTCTGGGATTGGCGTTCGGGGGGCGGCGGCAACTGGGTATGCCATTCAAGGTGTTTCTACAAATAATACTGCAATATATGGGAAGACCACAGCGTCTGTGAGTACTCCAGCAATTCATGGAACCCACGATGCCGCAGGTATTGGTGTAAGAGGGGATTCGTCAGGAACAGCAATTTACGG